CTAGAAATCTATAAATTTATTGAACTTATCTGCTAATTGTTCTTTGGCAAGTTTAGATACATGAGCATAGGTATTCATAGTAGTTTGGATGTCCTCATGACCTAAACGAAATTGCACCTCTTTTAGCGAGGCGCCCATTTCTATTAATAAGCTAGCTTGAGTATGTCTGAAGCCATGTACGGTGATTCTAGGAAGTTTTTTCTTTTGTTTTTTATCCATTTGATCTTGGATGTTTAAAAGCCATTTTCGTGAAGTATCAAGGCTCATTATATCGTGTGGATTTTTAGCATTAGTTTGACCGAAAATCAACCAATCATCAGATGGGGGAAGTGCTACTTCTTTCCATTCAGATAACTTGTCTAAAGTGCTTTGATCAATTGAAATAATCCTGCTCGATCCAACTGTTTTAGTTGTGTCAATTTCTAGTCCGTTCGCTGTTCTGGTAACAGCTTTACAAATATTGACTGTCTTGGCTTTAAAATCTATATCTTTCCACTCGAGAGCACCTGCTTCTTGTTTTCTCATACCAGTCATGGCAAGTAATCTAAAAAAAGCCTGAACTTTGATATTCGGCTGCTCATATAGTACGTCGAGAAATAATTTTAATTGCTTCTTATCATAAAACGGTTCTTCAGTAGTAGTTTTTTTCCTTCTTTTGGGTTTACGGATAGAATCTGTTGGATTGGATTCAATCATTCCAAATCGAACGGCATATTTAAATACTAGTCCTGTATAATTCATCATCTTAGAAGCTGTATCATATCTATTTGCCCATTTATCCATTAGTTCTTGAATTTTGATAGGGGTGATTTCAGAAATATATATGTCTCCGAGTTCTTCTAACACATGATTATTAAAAATTCTTTCTGTTTTTAACAATGTAGATCCTCGTACTGTTCTTTTGTATTCAGTCATCCATAAATCATATACGTCTCTATAGGTTTTTGGCTTTTCTTTTTTTAATAAATTGTTTTCATATTCACTTTGCAATCTTGCGAGCGCTAATTTTGCTTCACGTTGAGTTTTAAAATTTCGACGAGTAGTTTTAACAGACTTTCCTGTTTCTGGATTGATTCCTAAATAAGCTTGGAACTTCCACGCTTTTTCGCCGTTCTTTTTCTTATACTGTTCAAATGTAGCCAATTGAATCAACTCTCTTTCTTTGATACAATAGACACTATAAATAAGCCTATTGTGTAGGTTTGTTTTTTTCTTAGAACACGCTCTCGCTTTGGTCGGTGGGGCGTGTTTTTTTATTTTACAGACTTTCGAAAACTAAAGTAGCTTGGATTCTATCGCCACCACCGAAACCTTTACTACCACCGTTTGTAGTGGAAATAGTGTGTAATCGATAACCTTTAGAACACTGTCTATTTATAGTGTTTTCAAGTTCTGATAGGTTTTGCGACCCTTTTCCTATAAATTTTTCTTTTAATACAACTTGCAATACAACGTAACTTGGCATATTCTTTTCCTTCTTTCTACTATTTATTTAACTCTAAAACGATCTCCTGGGTGCATTAAGAAATTATTTGGGTCCATACCATTTAATTGAAATAACTGATTTAAAGAAATTCCAGCTCGATTCAGAGGAACTTGTTATTGACTTAGAATCAGTAGCGCTTTGTTTTGTTTCTTTTGTATTAGTGGATATTTCAATGCTAGAAATATCCGATGATTCTTTTGTAGTTTCTTTTTGTGAACAACCAACAATTAAGAAACTACTCGGCAAAACACCTAAAAGAGACACTTTTTTTCATTTTTTACTCCTCTTTTATTTGATTAATAAGCTGTAAATAAGCCTACTATAGGTTTAACATCCCACGTCCACAAACTTTGGTCGGTGGGGCGTGTTTTTTGTTAATTTAGACTAACTATCAGTTCTTGATTTTCGCTTGCGGGGAAGTCTTCTCCAAGCTTAATTTTTACTTCGCCTTGAGTATTATTTAAAACGACTCCCGTGACGCATTGTACACTTTTACCCGGCAACAGTTCAGCGTCAGATTTAGCGTCTACTTCATCCAAAAAGTTATTTTGATTAGTTACAGCTTCATCATAAGCAGCGTCATCTTCGAGTGGGCTTCCGTCTTCGTTGTACATAGGATAGAGCGCCTCAGACACGTCAAAAGTACCTACACTAGATGTTAGATCATATTCGGACGTATCATCTTGCTGGCTAAAAGTGAGCATTGAAAACATATCGCTAGGCACCATATTTGCTTCTGTCTGATTGTCTAGCGTGTACCAAATAATCAATCCGTCTTCTCCGGAAGAATTGTCTTTTCCGACCTGCGTCTTATCGATAGTGAGTTTGTAACCAGGTCCAGTCAACGTTTTGTCTTTAAACGACATTTCAATCACATCTCTTTCGGATGTTTGTTGAGTCGATGCTTGGATTTCCGTAGTGGTAGAGCTTGAAATTGTTGTAGTTGATTCCTCAGCGGTTTTATTGCCACCATCATTAGACGAGCAAGCCCCTAAAACAGCTAAACTCAAACCTAAAACCCCAACGCATAAAATAGACTTTTTCATTTCGTTTCCCTCTTTTCTGGTATAATATATTTGTGATCTCAGAAATGAGGTATGAGTCCGTGTTGCAGCACGGGCTTTTTTCTTTATAACTTTTTTAGAGATTATAGGCAAAATAGTAGGGCATAAAAATATATTATTGAATTCCGTATTTAGAAAATCCTAATTGAACTTCACCGGAAGTCTTTTGCTGTGTTGTACGCAATGCTTCTTCTTCAGACATTCCATTCTGTACTTTCCATGCAACAGGCGACATCCCGTATTTGTTAACAAAATCAGTAAGTGATAAAGTGTCAGCGTCTTGCTGAGCGCTTGTTTGTTGGTCTTCTGGATTTTGTTGAGATGCTGCTTGTTGTTCTTTCTGATCTTGACTGATAATATTGCCAGCATCATCTGTAGTCAATCCATTTTCATAAAGGGCCACGCCGAAGGCTTCCCACTCTTTGTTGGACCAATTTGCACGATCAGCTGGAGTTGACTGTAAAGTGCGTTGTTTCATCTGTTCATATGTTTCTTCTTGAGGTGCGGTTTGGATTGTACTCTGACTGGAGCTTATAACTGTTGGGCTAGGTTCCGCCGTAACTTGGTTGGAGCTTGTAACTGTTGAACTAGAATCTGTTTTAGATGTAGATTTGCTAGTAGATGAACTGGTTTCAGTTGTTTCTTTTGTTTTACTTATTTTTGTTTCTTGGTTAGAAGTGGCATCTGTTGATTCAGCTTTTTTATTATTTGAACAAGCTGAAAGTAGCAGAGCAGTACTTAACAACAACATAACGCTAACTTTTTTCATTTTATAATTCCTCTTTCTCGTTGTAATATGTGTGCTAACACGAGCTTTTTTATATAAGAAAACGATAAGCGCTTTCTGGAAGTCCGTAAAGATTCTTTAATTCATCGATTTTTTTAGGATATTGATCATTATCTTCTTTATAAAGAGAAACAATGAGATTAGCAGCAAAGCAATTAGCTTCGCTTTCAGATTTGCTTCTAGATGTTCTTGTTGATACATAGTAACTGGATAAGCCACGATGAAAAATAGCGTGGCCTAATTCGTGAGCGCAAATGTAGAATCTTTCCTCAGAGTCTCGCAGTTCATCATTTAAGAAGATTATTGCACGACCTCTAATTTCTTGAAACTGTCCTTTGGGATTTTCGATAAAAGGAACGTATTGAATTTTAATGCCCATCTTTTCACAAATATAAAAAGGATTAGCGGACTGGTATTTACGCTTCAACTCCTCGACTAAATTAATCGTATCCATCTCCATAAACTCACATCTTTTTGCCTTTTTCTTTGTCTTCTTTCACAATATCCCAGAAAGTCGCTATAAGGATATCTTTTACGCGCTGTATTTGTTCAGGTGTCAATGTTTCCCCACCATAAGACATATTAACATTTGAGTCTAGTAGTTTATCAAGTTCAACCACTTCCTCTTTTGTAGCCCATTTGGGAACATTATTATTTCCCAATAAATAATCAGTTGTGACACCAAAATAATCAGCAACTTTCTTTAAGTTCTCAGATTTCGGCGAAGCTTTATCCCATCTTCTTATTTGTCCATTAGAGATGCCCACCTGTCTTTCTACTTCTGCTATAGTCACATGCTTTTCGTCTGCTAATTCTTTAATCTTAGTAACTAAACTCATTATTATCAACCTTTCAAAGCTGAAAAGAAAATAAATAGCTTAAAAGTTATATTTTTAGTTGACAATTAGCTTTTAAGCTAGTATATTTAATTCGTAAGCTAAATTGTTAGCTAAATAAGAGCAACAAAAATCTCTACTAATTTAAAACATTCTCTCGGTCGGCAAACTTAGAAATGTTATTTTAGAGGCTTTTTATAAGTCTTATTTAACTATGTATTCATAATAGCTTAAAAGCTAATAAGTGTCAACGATTTAGCTAATTTTTTAGCTTACAAATTATTTGTTTAGAAAGGAGCTATTTTTATGTCTGAGAATTTAGACTTAAAAATTCGAGCGGAGATGAGAAAAAGAAGAATGACTTTCAAAGAACTAGCTGCGCTTGTTGGTATTTCAGGAGCTTATTTATCAGATATTCTAAACGGCAATCGTGATGGAAAGAAAGCACAACAGCATATCGAAACTGTAAAAGATATTCTAGGAATTCGATAGGGAGGAAGCAACATGAACCAGGAACTAATCAACAAAAGCGAGCTAGATTCATTACTTGTAGGATATGTGCCTAAACGCTATCTGACTCAAAAAGAAGCAGTTCATTATACAGGAACGTCAGCAGGAACTATTAACGAATGGGTAAAAAAAGGGTTGAAAGTAATCATCTTCGGTGAAAATAGCCGTCCGAAATACGACATCAAAGATATCGATGAATTCATGTCGAAATATAAAGTTTAAGGAGGTAAGCGGATGGGAAAATTTAACAGAGCATTAGTATTCAGCGCACCGCTAATCATCTACGCTTTAGGACTTTGGGGAAGCAGACAAGCGTTGATAGGAACGATTGTGTACATGGTTTGGATTTTTATGGGGCTGGATGAAGCTGAATACAAAACAAAAAAGCCAGTCGGGAGGGACTGACCAGTGGATAAATCAATTAATAAATTAGTTCGAAACTATCAATTAGAAAAAGCAAATTTAGCGAACACTAAACAAAAAATTATTTCTGCAGTACTTGAAGGTTTAGTCAATCAAACTGAGGCAATGACTGTAAAAGAAGCTAGAGAATACATTAACGAAACATTTAATCAGTACTGCGGTATTGAAGAAATCAGAGCAGATGTAACAAAAAACTTCGAGGAATATATATCGCACAGAAAGTTGTTTAGTTAATTATCTTTTTTATGTCTGCTAACAGGAGGATGTTTTAGCATCAATTTAGTATTGATAATCTGAACGAAAATATTTAAGTAAGCTTTTAAGATTTCAATATCTAATTCTTCGTTTTGATCCCAATGGGCGTAGTCATTGCCGAGAATGCGTACTACGTCAGCAGCTGTTTGGGTATCTACATCAGTTTTAAAGTATTTGCTAATTGCATTATTTAAATTAATTTTTGCTATTTCTTCACGAGAATCTAGATTGAAATTTAAAGCATAATCCTTTAGCAAAATTTCCAAAGATGCTCTATAACCCATTCCTGCGAGATCTATTGAATTATTGCTCTCAGCTAATTCTGCATCTCGGAACATTTTTACGAATCGTTCAGAAAATTTGACGATATGTTCAGGTAAGTTACTAGGTTGCTGAAGAGGGTAGAGTGTTTTACATTTTCCGAATCCTCCGTCGTATTCTTGTATAGAATAATGTCTCTTAGAGCATGCAGTGCAAGTATGCGAAAAGAACCCATATTTATCAGAGGTACCGATTAAACTTGTAGATGGGTTGTTTGAAACACCACAATTAGGACAAAGTACAGGTATTTCTAAATTTTTTTCTGAAATCATCGTATATGAACTGCTAGAAAATCTTTGATTTTTAAATTCCATAAAAGTACACCACCAGTTTTTTACCTAAATTATACCAAAAAGGAGAGAAGAAATAATGCAAGAATTAGTAATTTTGAAAAATAAAGAAGCTGTGACTACGAGTTTGCAAGTCGCAGATAGTTTTGAAAAAGAACACAAAAATGTTTTGAGAGATATTGAAAAGTTAAAAGAAGATGTGCTCAATTTTGAGCAGATGTTTGTGGAAGGTAATGAACCAGATTCATACGGCAGAAATCGACGAGTTTTCTTCATTAGTAGAGATGGTTTTTTCTTGTTGGCTATGGGTTTTACAGGAAAGAAAGCTATTTACTTCAAACAAAAATACATTGAAGCATTCAACGAAATGGAAGATGTTATTCGCAAGAATACTGTTCCTCAAACAATTGAAGATATGATGATCTACCAACTAGAAGAAATGAAAGATGTTAAAAAAGATGTTTCCATGCTTAAAGATACTATGCGAATTAGTGGGCAACAAGAGTTTGAAATTAAACAAAAAGGAAATATGAAAGTTATGGAAGTTCTAGGGGGTAAAGAAAGCCGAGCTTATGAAGAAATCAGCAAAAAAGTATTCTCAAAATTTTGGTCTGAATTTAAACGTACCTTTTCAATCCCAAGATATGGCGAGTTACCTCGTAAGAGATTCGATGATGCTGTTTCATTTATTGAAATGTGGTTACCAGAAACTGCGATCCGCATGGAAATTGATCAACTGAACAGACAACAAAGACTTTTCGGTGATGAAAATGAATAGAGCTGAAGCGCTAAGAATAGGGACGGTAATTGCTAATCGCTGGTGGAGACACAATAAACCAAGCATCCTAAGCCAACAACATATTGATAAGCAAAAAGCATGGCAACAAATAAAAAAGTGACTCAGCCGGCAAGCATAGAGTCACAAAACAAAATATATCTAAGGAGAATTTTAGCATATGAATAAAGAACTTTCCACTTTAGATCAATATTTGACTGATTCTGAATGGGGCAAGTCGAATATCAAGGAAACAAATAATCGAAAAATCAGACGAAATCTTTTGACAGATGAAGAACTAGCATGTGATCAAGACGATTTGGGCAATTTTGTGAGTATTTGGGGACATGTCTACCTTATCCATCTATGGAAGCAGCCAAGAAAACCTGAATACATCTATGTCATCGAAGATGGCTTGATTGATGCACTAGAAGAGTACGACAGAGATAACTTGATTGATATCTCTTATTACGGATCAGGTAAGAAATACATTGCTGAAATGGAGGCAGAATTTGATGAGTGAAATCAAAGGGACAACGAACTTTGAAAAACTTTTTAGTCGTAAGTTAAATAAAATTCTCAAGAAAAAAGGAAATTTTGATTATTTATCTTGGGCTCACGCATGGGAGATTATGAAAAAGAATGATCCACAGGCAACGGTAACTATTAATGAGTACAAACACTACAGAGTTGTTTCTGGAACTCATCAAGACTTTCTTGTTGAGGAATACAAACCTTTTCTTGTGGACGAAACAGGGACTTATGTATCTGTCTCAGTAACGGTTAAAGGACACACGGAAACCGAGTTATTTCCAGTTTTAGATTATCGAAACCAACCAGTTGTTAAACCAAATGCTATGCAAATCAATAACTCATTGAAGCGATGCTTTGTGAAAGCATTGGCTCTACACGGACTGGGATTATATGTATTTCAAGGGGAAGATATTCCAACGCCACCTAGAATCGATACAAAGAAATTAAGCATGCTAGAGACGATTCTAGAAGCTTTCAATGAGCAGATGGGTAAAGATATGACCAAAACCTTAATTGAATATGTTAATGAGCAGACAGATAAATTAGGGCTCTTAGCTGATAACGTTGAAACTATTGAACAGTTAAGCTATGAGCAATGCGCCTTGATGGAGCGAGCAATAGCAGCTAAGAGAAAAGAATTGGATAAGAAGTGATATGAGTGTTTAAACCACTAATAGATTCATACTCGGCGGTACTAAAGAAATTTAAAGGTAACGACATTGGTGCAACAATCAACGAAGAAGTAAATATCGAACGGCTGAAAACGATGTATGACGGCTATGATGGCGATCGAATCATTGAAATTCGTTTTATTGATCCACGTCGGTTCACCGTACAGCAACGAAACTTCATCTATGCACTCATAGGCGATATTTTCATCGATACAGGCATGCCAACGGACTTCTGGAAGGAATTCTTCTACTTCCGTTTTGAAGGTGTCACAGGGCGCAAAATAAGCCTCAAAGACGAATCGAATACAACTGTGAGTGATGCTAATGTCTTAGCAAATATCATCTTAGATTTCATCTTTGAACATCATATTCCTTTCAAAGAAGGCTATGAGATTTTACCAGCGAATCAAGAATATTACTTCTACAAATGCATCACAAAAAGAGTCTGCTGTATCTGTGGCAAAACAGGAGCTGATATTGATCACTTTGACAAAGCGCTGGGAAGACGGAAGCGCAAGGAAGTTGATCATTCAGAGTACACATTTGCAGCACTCTGCAGAATCCATCACACAGAGAAGCACAAAATAGGTGTGATTAATTTCAAAAATAAGTATCAAATCAAAGGGATTAAATTAAACCAGGAAACAATCAAAAAGTTAAATATTGGAGGGTAAAAATGACAGAACATCGAAGTTATTATGCGATTATACCAGCCAACGTAAGGTACGACAAAAGACTTAAACCAAATACTAAGTTGTTATACGGAGAGATAACGGCCTTGTGTAATGAAAGAGGCTTTTGTTGGGCAGGCAATGAGTACTTTGCAGATTTATATGGTGTGAATAAAGAGACCATATCGCGATGGGTAAGTGATTTGATTAAGTTTGGATACTTGAATCGGGAAATCATTTACAAAGAGGGTACCAATCAAATAATCAATAGGTACCTACGAATTAATCAATACCCTATTGACGAAAAACGCAATACCCCTATTGACGAAAAAGTCAAAGATAATAATACATCTTTTAATAATACATTTAATAATACAAAAGAATATATAAGAGAGTTACCGCCTTCGAATAAATCGAAGGCTAAGCCTATCCGTCATAAATACGGAGAGTATAAAAATGTGCTTTTGTCAGAAGACCAAATGGAGAAACTCAAAACGGAATTCCCTAATGACTACCAAGAGCGAATAGAACGGCTATCTGAGTATTGTGAATCATCAGGTAAGACTTATAAAAACTATTTGGCAACTATTCGAAGCTGGGCAAGAAAAGAAAAAAATGAATCTAAGAGCAGCGCAAGCAGTGGATACAAGCGCACAGGGAGACGAGAGAAGCTTCCTGAATGGGCAATCGACCAAGAAGCCTATCTTAAGAAAAAAGCGCTAGAACGAGCTAATAGACAATCAAAAGCACCATTCTAAGAGGTGGAAAATTGAAGATCGATTATCTAGAACTAATTAATGAAATAGCAAAGTATAAAACTGGTGAGGAAATAGAAATTCTGAGAGACGTATATGATCAACTCGAAGAAGCTGGAATTGAAGGAATTAAGAATGATCGTTCGAGTTGGAGTAAGCTCAGATACTATTTCGCACTTTATATCGATGCAACACAATTAAGAAATTTAGCTTATACAAAATTACTATTTGTTGATTGCATTAAAGGATTGCAAAAACATCTTAGTGAACTTGAGCAGGTGTAATCAGATGGATCTAAAGACATTTACAGCACAGATTGAACTAATGCATCAAGAAGCTTTAAGACAAAGTGTGTCTTACGAAGACAAGTGGCTCAACACGTTCCACGGCGGACGTGAGAGCGCACTTGATCAAGTACTCAAATTACTGAAAGGAGAATGTCGGGATGGATAAGAAAGCGGCAATGCAGCGAATTATCGAATTGACTTATTCAGAAGATTGGCAAAATGAAAAAGAAGCTGCTTCAGAAGTGATGAGGCTTGGAAGAGCGATGTGGGCAGACAAGAGCAACAAGCCAAGACCACGAAAAATCGCAATTTGGCACGGTGACAAACTTCTAGTGACAGGGACAGCTGAACAGTTAGCAAGTCTCACAGGCTTGCACGAGAAAATCGTGAGAAAAAGAGCTAGGTGTGGATACACAGACGTTAAGAAGAGAACGTTTAGATACGTGGAGGGATCGTCATGACAACAGAAGAAGTGATTCAAATGCGTATTCGAAGCATTCAACGTGAAATTGACGATCTGGAACGGACAAAGGCAGTGATGGTCAATGAAACGGCGAGGAAGGCAATTGATTTGCACATTGAGAATTTAAGAAGGGAAATTCGTAGATTGGAGGAATGAGTGTGGATAAGAAAGTAGCAATGAAACGAATCATCGAACTGACACATTCTGAAAATTGGCAAGAAGACAAAGAAATAGTTGCAGAAGTCCAAAAGCTCGGCAAATCAATGTGGACTGAAAAGCCCAAACGGAGAACGCCGAGAAAAATTGCAATCTGGCATGGTGACCGAATTCTAGTGACAGGTACCGCTGAACAGTTATCTGAAATTACTGGGCTGAGCAAAAACATCATCTGGGATAGAGCTAGGAGCTTATGGATTGATTCAAAGGGGCGACAGTTTAGGTATTTGGAGGAGAAAAAATGCTAGACATGAGAATCGAAGATTATCGAATTACCAGTGATTCTAGAAACATTGTCTTATCGAAGGTAAGACGAGACGAAGAAGGAAACATCCGCTACACAGAAACAAAAGAAGAATCACGAGCAGATATCGGATACTTTCAAACTGTCTCATCGTGTTTAAAGGCAATACAACGCGATTACGTGTTAAGTGAAGAAAGAACGATAAAAAGTATTATCGAGTACAAAAAAGCGTTAGAAAACATCACTAGACAGTTTGAACAGGCATGTGAGATTGAGGAGGAGAAATAATGGATCTCATTACACAATACAGTGACATCATCCTCAAGAAAATCATGATGAAGATTCAGAAAGATAAAAAATCAAAAGAACGAGCTGAATTAGTTAAGTTAGAAATGGCTGAAACAGGAGCAGGAGTGCGAAGTAGCAGGCATTGGAAAGCAGCAGCAAACATTGAATTTTATTACAACGAAATTCAAAAAGGGTTCGATCAGATGCGTGAGCTGGATCGGCAAACAAATTGGAGCAAGAAACTTCATCAAGATCGTTTCAAATTTGTAGAAAAGTATAGAGAGATACTGAATGAGTATTTCGAGGAGGACTAGATGTTTAATTTAATGTTAGCGTCAATTCACTTTTTATTCTATATAACGATATTTGTAGCTATATTAATTAATACGATAAAAAGCGGTTTTTTAACACCAATCGGCACAATTTTAACATTAGCTTCATTTGTTACAAGTTGTATTATCCAACTTAAATATATAAAGGAGAATGAATAATGGACGAACTAATCACAAAAGTAGAGCAGTGGGCTAAAGATAAGGGATTGGATCAAGCTGATTCCAGCAAGCAAATGTTAAAAACGATCGAAGAGATTGGGGAAGTTGCCGCTTCTCTAGCTAGAAAAGATGAACATGGTTTAAGAGACGGAATTGGAGACGTAGTAGTAACCTTGATTATTTTAGCTATGCAAAATGATATGGATTTGTACGAGTGTCTGAACCAAGCATACAACGAAATCAAAGAGCGCACAGGAAAAATGGTAGATGGTGTATTCGTGAAGTCGAGTGATTTGGAGGAAGCGAAATGAATGTTCAAAATAGCATTTTATCTGTTCGATTACAAAGATGGTTCGTTTAAGAAAGTTTATTTTCATCACTGGAATGATAGCAAACCTGTTTTTACAAAAAACAAGAGGAGAGCTCAGGAGTATTTTGATAAAAGATCAGCAAACAAAGACATAGCGCAGTTAAGAAAAGTAGAATCACCATCTGCGAAAACATTATCTATAAAATTGGAGGAAGCATAATGAAACTAAAAGACGGATTTTACGCTAGTAGTCATGGTATTGGCGGTTTGATGCTAGATATGCCGACAAAGAACCCTAAAACACGTGAGAAACCAAAATTCAAAGTCGGTGACATGGTTCGATGTGAAGCAGAAGAGTTCATCTATCCATTTCGTGGATATGTAGAGCATGTCTATAATCACTCAGCAATCATTCGTATCGAAAATACAATGAAGTGTGATCGTTCGACTGCAAAACACAAGCATTATTTAGCTGTAGCGAGATTGGTGGATATTGAACTAATCAATGACAAATAAAAAAGCCGGATCGCTCCGACTGATGTAATAAATCCGACAAGTTTATTATATCACATAAAGGAGCGGTTTGACTTGATGCAATTGTTACGAGAGGTAGATTTCAAACAGACAAGATGTAATGCGAGAGATGTGCTGAAGAACTTTCGGCGTTTGGAGCGGATGGCAGGTCGCTCTTTGATAGATATTAAGTCGCCGATTATTACGGATATGCCGAAGGCACCGAAGCACGGCAATAAGGCAGAAGACGCGATCATTCAGATGATGGATATAGAAGCGGAGAGAGACGCGATTTTAGCAGCCTTGATGGCTCTTAGTCTGATTAGTCGTCAGATACTCTACTACAGCTTCTGTGTGCCAGATAGCTTCTCAAACTACAGAATTAGCCGTGAAGTGGGTTATTCAGAAAGAAGTATACAACGGATGAAGTCGGAAGCTCTAATAGAGTTTGCAGAAGCATATAAACACGGAAGAATAATTGCTTATAAATAATTTGGCGGTTTTTTGGCGGAATGATGGTGGTTTTTAGCTATTTACCAGTGATATTATGGTAGTGTCGAAAGATTAGTGATAGGTCTGAGACAAAATAATAATAAAAGGAACATCGTTTTGTTATTGTTTCACAATTAAGCTTCGATAGACAGCGACGGAAATATTAAGAATAAAGATGTGAATTTTAACTCCTTCTAAATTGTTCTTATTATCTATCATCCGTTGCTGTCTATTAATTTATGTATTGGAGTTTATATAAAAAGCATAACGCTTCTGAAAAAAATGATCACCTGAATAATTTAGTAAACTAAAGAAACGAAGGTATTTATTCTCAAAGAGCCTGAAGATGGAAAAATTTAAGAATATCAAATATAACTTTAATCGATTATAAATTCGAATTAAACCCAAAAAAAGAAGCTCATTGAGCTTATAGAAGAAAGCAAGGCTTCCATAATCAATGAGCAATAGTCAACTAATTAATTTCAATACTTTTAATAGCAGAAGTTTTATAGACGACTGTATTGCTTGCGTCAATATCATCTGAAAATGTAAAGAAATCACATGAAGAAAATAGTCCCATGAACCCTACTAATGGAGATGAGGTTTGGACAGAAACAATGGGATTAGATTCTTTCAAAGGGAAATTTTGATAGATTATTTTTGAGTAAAATATACTATCTGCTTTAATCGATTCCTTATCATTTTGTATGCATGTTAGAAGAGTGTTTTCGTTAATTTCAAGTTTTTCACCATCTGTCATGGTAATGAATATTTTGTCAGCCATATATGTATCACCACCTTTTAATTTATTTCAGCGGACCACTCGCTGATAACTAAAATTATACGCTTAGTATTTATTTTCACAATATTAATTTGTCACTGTGGCGGAAAGGGTAGACGCTAAGCATGTGTGCTAGGTCAATGCTTCGGCAACCATGCAATGTTCGATTCATTGCCAGTGACTTCGGGTTTGTGTTAATCCCAAACTACCAGTTAGTAAAAACACAAAGATATCTGGTGCATAGCAACTGCTGACAGGAAAGTTGTTAATGTAAAGCGATTCGAACGGACTATACCTGACAGAGATGTCCTATTGTCGAATTGAGTATCAGAGCTGGAAACCTCAACTGATGCACCTGTCAATTAGCAACCGAGGGATGTGGCAGTGGTGAGGTGCAGGAAGTATTAGACTTGTCTGTGTGTAGGTTGCTATTACATATGAGATCACTCTTTGAGTGGTCTTTTTATTTTATTTAAAAGGAGAATAATTATATGAAACAATATACTACTAAAGATTTCGAGGAAATGAAGCAACTAAAGAAGGACTATGAAGAAGTTGATATGGAGCTAACTGTTGGAGTCATTCAACGAAGACTGCGGGTCGGATTAGAGACAGCAAAGGCTATTTACAATGATCTAAATGCTATTGAAGAGAAGAATGGCTAATGAGAAACTACTGGTATGTATCACTAACAAATAAATACCCGCACCCGAATAATGATGATCCAGTGAGGGTTGTACAATCAGTCCAAATCAAAAAGAAGTACTCCATCATTGAAATGACCAGAGAAGCTACACCGAAAGAGATCGATAAGTACAATCTTCGTTACTGTGGCCATGGATATTTTAGTGAGCAGAACATACAGACAAATATAAAAAAATATCATTAACATATAACAAAGGTGGTGATGGAAAATGAGTAAGTTGAATCCTAAGCAACAAGCCTTTGCTGATGAGTACATCATCACAGGCAATGCTTATCAGTCAGCGCTGAAAGCTGGCTATAAAGAAAACTACGCTAAGAACGCACAAGAAAAATTGGTGGAAAAAGGTGGAAAAGTATCCGACTACATTCAAGAGAAGCTAAAAGAAGTTCAAACTAAGAGGCATTTAACAATGGAAGAAGCTTTGGCTATTACTGCTTCTATTGCAAAAGGAGAACCACAACGCTTTGAAGTTGTTAAGAGAGATCCTTATACAAACGAAATCATAGAACGTGAAGTGAGTGAATATTCAGCAGGTTTCAAAGAACGTAACCAAGCACTTGAGCATTATTATAAAATAAACGCAGCATTTGTAGATAAGCAGAAAGTTGAAATTTCTGAAATACCTACTTTCATTGATGATATAAGTAGTGATGATGATGGCTAAAAAACTATCTGAATTTCTTCCGCCGAAGTTTCATTCAGTATGGAGAGCGACTTTAAATCAAGACATTCTTAATATAGTTTGTAAAGGTGGCCGGGGTTCAGGAAAATCATCAGATATAGCGCATATCGTTACTCAGTTACTTATGAGATATGCAGTGAATGCTGTAGGTATACGTTATGTTGATAATACACTTGAGCAATCTATTTACGAACAAATGAAATGGGCAATTGAGAAGCAGGGAGTATCGCGCCTATTTAAGTTTAATAAGTCACCACTTAAAATTACTTATCTTCCAAGAGGGAATTATATGATATTTCGTGGTGCTCAAAACCCAGAACGAATCAAGTCTTTAAAAGATAGCAAGTTCCCATTTGCTATAGGTTGGATTGAAGAATTAGCAGAATTTAAAACAGAAGATGAAGTCACGACTATCACGAACTCCCTTTTACGTGGAGAATTAGATGATGGTCTTTTTTATAAGTTTTTTTACAGCTACAATCCACCTAAGAGAAAACAATCTTGGGTAAATAAAAAATATGAGACTTCTTTTCAACCGGACAATACTTTTATTCATCACTCGACCTATCGAGATAATCCATTCATCTCTAAGGAATTTCTGAAAGAAGTTGAGGCAACTAGAGAAAGGAATCCAAGAAGGGCTGAGTGGGAATATGATGGAAAAGCTGTGGGGTCAGGAGTTGTACCTTTTGATAATCTACAAGTTAAGAAAGGTTCTATTACAGATGATATGGTTGCTAACTTTGATAACATCCGCAACGGTTTGGACTATGGATATGCAACGGATCCTTTAGCGTTCGTCAGATGGCATTATGACAAAAAGAAAAACGGTATTTATGCAATCGATGAAATTTACGGCGTGAAGATCAGCAATCGAGAATTTGCAAACAAAGCTAAATCTAAAGGTTACCAAAATGAGGAGATATTTTCAGATAGCGCAGAGCCAAAGAGTAATGCTGAATTAGTTAATGAACATGGTATGAAAGGAATAAAAGGCGTGAAAAAAGGACCTGATTCTGTTGAGTACGGTGAACAGTGGCTAGATGATTTGGCTTTTATTTGTATTGATCCACTACGCACTCCGAATATTGCTAAGGAATTCGAGAACATCGACTATCAAACAGATCGTGATGGAAATCCTAAGCCAAGGTTAGAGGATAAAGATAACCATACGATTGATGCGACAAGATACGCCTTCAACGAAGACATGTGGGCCAAAAAGAAATCAACCGTTACTAAAGAGCAGCGGAACAAAATCAGAAGAATGTTTTAAGGAGTGTGAGAAATGGATAAGGTAAACGAATTTGAATACGGTGCTGATATACATTATTCGAACGACGTGAACACAAATTATGTAAAGTTTAGCGTAGATTCCAATCTTCACTATAGGTTTAGCTCAGCAGAAGATTTACTTAACGATTTAGATACTTTAGCAGCAATGATAAAACATCATCATGAATATCAGGTAAAGCGGCTTAGTGTATTAGATGATTATTACAAAGCTAGAAATACAAATATCATGGATAACCGTAGACGTAGAGAAAAGGAAAAAGCGGATCATCGATCAGCACATAACTTTGGAAAAGTTCTTTGTACGTTTGATGTTGGGTACAACACAGGCAATCCTATAAAAGTGCAAATCGAGGACACAAATCAACAAAAAGAAATCGAAGAGTTTAATATTAATAATGACATAGATGGGTTAAATGCTGAACTCTGGCTTGATATGGATAAGTATGGGCGAGCCTATGAGATTATCTATCGAGATTCAGATGATACAGATTATGTTGATTTGGCTAATGTATTTGAAACGTTTGTTGTATATGATACTACAGTAAAACGAGAGCCTATTTTGGCTGTACGGTATCCTAAGACAAGATTCAACAAGGATGCTGATAAACAGTACATTCAACCAATCGTATACACAAAAGAAAAAAGTATCACTTATGATGAGACGACACTAACAGCAATTGAGTTAAAAAATCCCCAGGATGAACCGCATGAATATAAAGAGGTACCTATTACAGAGTATTCTCCTAATCGTTTTCGGATGGGCTTGTATGAAGATGTACTATCTTTGATTGATCTATACGATGCAGGGCAGTCTGATACCGCCAACTATATGACTGATCTAAACGATGCTCTTCTAGTTATTAGTGGTGATATTGAAGCAGCAGGAATATCCACAGAGGACGCCATCAAGCAGAAAGAAGCGAATATGCTTTTGCTTGAGTCTGGAACTGATGTGAACGGTAATAAAACAAGTGTGACTGCAGGATATATTTACAAACAATATGATGTGAACGGTGTAGAAGCATACAAAGACAGAGTACGCAAGGATATCCACGAAATATCCATGGTTCCTGATCTTACTGATGACAATTTTTCCGGAGTGCAATCGGGAGAAGCAATGAAATATAAATTATTTGGATTTGAACAAATGACGGCAACAAAGCAAAGGCTATTCAAAAAAGGCCTTATGCGGCGTTATCGTCTTTTATTTAGCCTAAAATCAAGTATTTCTGAAATGGATAACTCCGATTTGAAAGGCTTACGTGTAATATTTACGCCTAATCTACCTAAAGCCATTCTGGAAGAGTTGAAATCTTTGGTTGATGCTGGAGCTGAACTCAGTCAAGAGACGATCTTAGGACTCGCTTCTTTTGTTCCAGATGTACAGGCAGAGTTGAAACGAGTAAATAAAGAAACGCAAAAGCAGATTGGCATTTTTGATTCAGATGGTGAAGAAGTAATTAACAACAAAAAAGATGAAACAGGGGGGTGATTAAATGAACTCCCAAGAATATTGGATCAAACGGGAAAAGGAATGGCAAAAGCAACAAATTAAAGATGATAAAAAGCGCATGGCAGAAATTAAAAGTCGCATGCAATACGCACAAGATGCGATACAAAAAGAAATAGACGCGCAGTGGGACAGTTTCTCCAATGGCCAGAAAATCACTCGTAGCGAAGCGATGAAGCGTGCTAGTGAAATGGATGTCAAAGCATTCGCTCGCAAAGCAAAGAAGTATGTCAAAGAGAAAGATTTTTCTCCTACAGCAAACCAAGAATTAAAGCTATACAATCTTACGATGCGTGTAAATAGATTAGAGCTCTTAAAAGCTAATATCGGGCTTGAATTGATTTCACTGTTTAATGAATTGGATAAGTACTTTTCGAATGAATTAACAAAAGCTGGTTTAGCTGAATTGAAGAGACAAGCCGGTATTTTAGAAATGACTATTGCTTCAAGTGGATATGCAAAGCTGATAGAACTAGTAATAAACAGCTCCTTTTTGAGTGATGACGCGTCTTTTAGTGATCGCTTATGGATGTATCAATCTGAATTGAAATCAGAATTAGATAGGTTGTTAGTCAGAAGTATAACGATGGGGAAAAATCCCAAGCAACTTGCATCTAAATTGGCAGAATATTTAACAGCTGAAGGACGAGAAAACACTAAGTTCAACACTCAACGTTTGATGGTGACTGAAACGACTAGAGTTCAGGTAGGGATCCAAGAACGAAGTTACAGAGATGCAGGCATTACCCAGTACATCTATATAGCAGAACCAACAGCGTGCAAACTATGTATACCGTTAAATAATCAAGTTTTTGATGTTGCCGATATGCAGCCGGGAAGTAACGCTCCTAATATGCATCCATTTTGTCGATGCAGTACAGCACCTTATATAGAACGAATATCAAGTCGTTAATACAAATTAACGGCTTTTTATTGTGCCTTCTTACAGCTTACAGGCGTTAAAGAGAAAGCTATTTTCGGCTGACCGGCGTAACTGGTCAAATTTATCGGGTAGCGGCGTAACCGTGGAGGATTAATCATGAAAAAACGTTTATTTATGCCAATGAACTTACAATTTTTTTCTGAACCAGGAGATGGTGGATCTGGTGATGAGGGACAACAAGGAAACCTACCAGCTGGCTCACAAGAGACACCGACCGAAGCAAAAGAAGAAAACAATACTGGCAAAACATTTTCTCGTGATGAAGTAGCAAAAATGATCGCTGCTGAGACGAATAAAGCAAAAGCAGCGTGGGAAAAAGAACTAGAAGCAAAAAAAGAAGAAGCTAAAAAGCTGGCAAAAATGAATGCGGAAGAAAAACTACAGCATGAGTTGGAACAAAAAGAAGCTGAAATCGCTGAATTAAAGCGTGGACAGGCACTATCTGAAATGACGAAAGAAGCTTCTAAAATGCTGACAGATGCAAATTTACCACACGATGATGATTTACTTGGTCTGATTGTTTCTGATGATGCAGATGCCACAAAACAAGCTGTAGCAGTCATCACTAACTTTGCTTCTTTGATTAAGAGAGAAAACGCAAGACAAACACCACCAAATGAAGGTGGACAATTTACAGCATCGAAAAATACTAAAGAAACAGTGGCTAAACTAGCTGCTAAAAATCGAATTATCAAATAGGAGGAAAACTTAATGAAAAAGAAACAACTTTTACCAATGAACTTGCAAATGTTTGCTCAAACATGGGATCCAGATAATGTCTTGGTATATGAAACGAAAGAGGGAAAAATTCCTGATAAATATAATACGCTCATTTTGAGTGAAGTTATGGAAAATTCTAAGATCATGCAGTTAGCAAAATACGAAGAAATGACTGACAAAGAAAAGAAATTTGAATACTTTGCAGAAGGACCAGGCGCATACTGGGTGGGTGAAGGTGAAAAAATTAAAACGTCTAAACCTAAATGGATGCAAGCTACGATGACTGCAAAAAAACTCGGTGTCATTCTTCCGGTTTCTCGTGAATATTTAAATTATAAATTATCAGATTTCTTTGAGGAGATGCAGCCAAAAATTGCTGAAGCTTTCTATAAAAAATTTGATGCAGCTGCCTTATTAAATAAAGAAAACCCATTTCCTCAGTCACTAGACGGATCAGTTATTAGTGCGGGGAATGTGGTTGAAGGCGGATTGACTTATGATAATATCCTAGCCTTAGAAGACAAATTAGCAGAAAATGAATTTGAACCTAATGCGTTTATTTCAAACCGAAAAAATCGTACAGAATTACGTTCTGCAGCTCAAACAGTAGGGTCAAATGTTGAGTTTATTTATGATCGCTCTGCTAATACAATTGACGGATTACCAGTAGTAGACCTTAAGTCTTTAGATAAAGGAACTCTTTACGCTGGAGACTTTAATTACATGTTTTATGGAATCCCATATAATATTTCATTTAAGATTTCTGAAGAAGCCCAATTGTCTACTTTAACTAATGAAGATGGAACCCCAGTTAACTTGTTTGAGCAAGAACTGATTGCTTTGCGTGCAACAATGGATGTTGGATTTATGATTGTAAAAGATGAAGCATTTGGGAAGATTTCCCCAAAAGCGTAACGCCTGCTACCGGTATTGTGCCAAATCAAAAGACATGGACCGGTAAAGTAGGCGATACTAAAACATTTACTATTTCAGCTGTGCCTGCAGATGCTAGAGATGCAGCTGCTGTTGTTGCAGCTACTACAGCAACTTCAAGTGATGGAGCTATCGCAACAGTGACCAAAAATGAAAATGGTGGTTTTGATGGAACGATTGCAGCAGAAGGGTCAGCAACATTCACATTTACTTCTGGAGAATTCACTACTTCAATCAATGTGACAGGTCAACCTGCTAGTTAGGAAGTAAAAATATGATGATTGCAGATGATATTAAAAAACTTCTTAAAGGAACAATAGATGAAAAGCTTGAAGTTATTGAGCGAAGAACGAATGAGCGTATGAAAACCTTGTTAAATACGCAAGAAGTTCCTAAAGAATTTGAAACAGTTGTATATGAAGTATCGTTGAAAAGATTCAATAGAATTGGTCAAGAAGGTATGCAGTCATATTCTCAAGAAGGTTTATCTATGGCTTTTCCTGATTCGGATTTTTCAGAGTATCAAAATGAGATTGACGAATTTAAGCGTAAAGATCAGGAAGAGTTGTACAAGCCAAAGCGAGGGAGGTTTAAATTTATATGAGATTTACAGATGAAATTATATTTGTTAAACGTTCATCTGACTCTAAATATGATCCAGATCTCGGTGAGTGGGTTGAAGGAAAACCAGAAAGAACAAGAACAGAGGCAAACGTGACAGATATTGGCACTGATAGAAGTGTGACTATTTTTGGTAGTGTGGAAGAAGGGGTGAAGGTCATTAGGACGCAGCCTCTTTTTTCTATCCCTACATTTGACTATATCGAGATTGAAGGAAAGACTTGGCAACAAAAAACAGCTAGAAATCCAGCATATAGAAATAGTTTAATTGTGCAAGAGGTGGTTCCTGATGAAGGCACAACTTGAATATAAAGGAATCGATCAGCTGATGCGACATCTGAAAAAAGCAGCAACGCTTAATGACGTTCAAAAAGTCGTGAAAAGTAATACTGCTGAAATGACTGAACGAATGCAAAAAGGTGCGCCAGTGGATACAGGTTACTTACGAAGATCAATAAACATGAATCTTTTAGAAGCTGGTTTAACTGGTATTGTAGGACCGACAGCAGACTATGCTCCTTATGTAGAATATGGAACTCGCTTTATGTCGGCCCAGCCTTATGTTAGACCAGCTTTTAATTATCAAAAAGTCAAATTTATGGCTGAAATGAAAGCCTTGGTGAAATGATGATTAAGACAAGAGATCAGTCGATTTTTGATGAACTTTTTAAAATATCCCAAAACAAACTTGGATATAAAACATACGATTACAAAACTTTAGAGGATGTTGGTTATCCCTTTGTGGAATTTGAGAACACTCAGACCATCCATGAAGTAAATAAAACTGACATTAAAGGGTCTGTGATTGTGGTTTTATCCGTTTGGGGATTACAGAAGAAACGAAAGCAGGTGTCAAATATGGCATCTGCTCTTTTTAATGAAGCTAGATTGATAGAAGCCACAGAAGGCTATTATTGGGCTTTAAATTATCAAGCAAGTGGAATTCAAGTGATGGACGACACAACAACCAACACGCCCCTAAAACGAGCGGTTGTCACACTTGAATTTAGAATTAGATAGGAGGAAGAACATGGAAGCATTAAAAGGTATTGATTTCATTTTGCTTTATCGCTTATTGAAAAAAGAAACTCAGGAAGCTGCTTGGAAAATGGCATTTCAAACAGAACATGAAAATGGATTATCAAGAGATTCAGACTCTACAGTGACAAAAGACGGAAACGTTCAAAGTTTAAGCCCAGTTGAATATGATTTTTCGGCTACTTCAATAGTTGCCAAAGGCGATTCTCATGTAGATGAAATGAAACAAGCCTTATTAAATGGCGATATCATTGAAATTTGGGAAATCAACAAAGCAGAACAGGGCACAGATGATGATGCAAATAAGTACAAAGCTACTTATTACCAAGCATATGTGTCTGAATTTACTCCATCAGCTGCTGCAGAGGATAACGTTGAATTAAGTTTATCATTTGCAGTAAATGGTGTTGGTCAAGATGGTTATGCAACCTTGACAGAAGATCAAGCCGATGTTGTTCAATATGCATTCAAAGATACCGTGAAAGCAACTTCGACAGGAGCATAAGAGGGCTTAGATGCTCTCTTTTTTATTTTAGGAGGATGAAAAACATTGAAATTAAAAATTAAAGGTAAAGAATATTCGTTTAAATTTGGCACTAAATTTGTACGTGAATTAGACAAAGTGATGCCTTTCATCGATGGAAATATGGAATTCGGAATGGGACTCTCAGCAAAAGTCTTACCGGAATTACGTTCTTATAATGTCAACACGTTGTCACGAGTCTTAGAAATAGCAAATAGAACAGAAGAAGAAACTATTACGTTGGATGAAATGGATGATTACATCGATGAAGTTAAAGACATCGAAAAATTGTTTGATGAAGTCCTAAAAGAATTGGCGGAGTCGAACGCGGGAAAGTTAGCGGTCCGAAACCTGAATCAGAAATTGAAAGAAGCGGAAAAACAACAAGCGGAATAGATTCTGCACTGGCATACGAACAAATTCTTATCAATTCTTTTCGATATTTGGGAATGACCAATATCTCAGATATCGAAAGAATGACGTTATATGAATACAACATTCGTATGACTGCAGCCCAGTTATCTTGGCTTGACAAAGAAAAGTTGATTCACGAATTAGCGTGGGCAAATCAGCAAGTCCAAGCGGAGAAAAAAGTAGGCAAAAAGACAGTTCCTGTATATCGATCCTTTGAAGAATTCTTCAATTATCAAAAAATTGAAGATTCAATCATGGGAGTTTCCGAACTTTCAAAACAAGATAAAAAATTCCAAAGCTTACTAACTAAAGCTAACTCTTGAGGAAAGGAGGAAAATCATGGAACAATTTTCTGTTGAAGCCTTATTAAAAGCCACAGATAGTGGATTTGTAAAGACTTTTAAAGATGCGCAAGATGCTGTTAAGACTTTTGAAAAGAAATCAAATAGTATGACAACCGCTGTAGGTAAAGTGATGCAAGGTACTGGTGCCGAAATGACAAAGTATATTACCACTCCTCTTATAGGAGTAGGCGTAGCAGCTGCTAAAGTTGGTGGCGACTTCGAAGAACAAATGAGTCGTGTAAAAGCTATATCAGGAGCAACAGGCGACACATTTGAACAGATGAAACAGCAAGCGATTGATCTAGGAGCAAAAACTGCTTTTAGCGCAAAAGAATCGGCTGCCGGCATGGAAAATCTTGCTTCTGCTGGATTTAGCGCACAAGAAATCATGAAAGCAATGCCGGGTCTTTTAGACTTAGCAGCTGTATCTGGAGGGGATGTGGCTCTAGCTTCTGAAAATACTGCTACTGCTTTGAGAGGATTTGGTTTAGAAGCAAGTGAAGCAGGACATGTCGCTGATGTATTTGCTCGTGCTGCTGCGGACACCAATGCGGAAGTTGGAGACATGGGAGAAGCATTGAAGTATGTTGCTCCTGTAGCTAATTCAATGGGGATTTCTTTGGAAGAAACTGCAGCAGCTATTGGTATTATGAGTGACGCAGGCATTAAGGGTTCTCAAGCAGGTACAACGTTGCGAGGAGCATTGTCTAGGTTAGCAAGGCCAACAAAGGCTATGCAAGATACAATGGATAATTTAGGTGTTTCGTTTTATGATGCTGACGGTAAAATGAAACCTTTAAAAACTCAAGTAGAATTACTTAAAAAAGCTTTTGAAGGCCTAACGCCTGAACAACAACAAAATGCTTTAGTAACACTATATGGGCAAGAATCATTATCAGGGATGATGGCTTTGATTGATAAAGGACCTGATTCATTGGGCAAATTAACAAAATCTCTGAAAGATTCTGATGGTGCAGCTGACGATATGGCTCGGACCATGCAAGATAATATGAATTCTTCCATCGAGCAAATGTTTGGAGCTTTTGAGTCAGCAGCTATTGTAATTCAAAAGATTCTAGCACCATCCATCAAAAAAGTAGCAGATGCCATATCCGGCTTAGTAGAAAAATTTGTAAGTGCTCCAGAATCAACTCAAAAATTAGTAGTGGCCATAGGAGCAATCGCTATTGCAATTGGGCCAGTATTGTATGCATTAGGAATGGTGGTTAAAGCGTTTCAAACCATGAAAGTGGGGTTAGGTGTATTAGGTAACGGAATCTCTTTGTTCAAGAAATTAGGTTCCGCCATAGGTTTTCTTACCAGTCCAGTTGGATTGGTTATAGCTGCGGTAGCACTACTTGTTGTAGGTTTCATCTATCTTTGGAATACGAGTGAAGATTTTAGAAACTTTTGGATTGGCTTATGGGAGGGAATCAAGTCTGCTGTAAGCTCGGCAGTAGAATGGATTCAGAATGCATGGAAATCTACAGGAGAATGGTTTAACAATTTATGGAAGTCCATTAAAGAAGGTGCAGACAATGTTTGGACTACAATTCAAGAAGCTCCTGGAAAAGCGGCAGATTGGATCAAGAATAAATGGACTGAAACAAAAGAATTCTTTTCGAGTATATGGGATGGCATCAAAGAAGCTGCTAGTTCCGCTTGGGAAGAAATTGTAAACATTCTAGCACCGTATGTTATTGCCATAAAAAATGTTTTTCAGCCAATGATTGATTTCTTTACGAACCTATGGTCTCAAATTGGATCAATCGCAGGCTCTGCATGGGAAATTATAAAAACTGTTGTAATGGGTCCAATTCTACTTTTGATTGATTTGATAACAGGTAATTTTAATCAGTTAAAAGAAGATGCTTCGATGCTGTGGACTACATTAACTACAAATATCCAAAACATTATCACAACGTTTGTAGATATAGTTATTGGTTATTACACATCCTTAAAGGATACTGTGATAAATATCTGGAATGTGTTAACTTCTACCATCAAAGATATGTGGAATTCTTTTACTACATGGATCAAAGAGACAACTAACAATATTGTAAATAGTATTAAACAGGGATGGAATAACCTAAAACAAGGGACAATCGATCTGTTTAATAATATGATTCAAGGAGCGAAAGATTTATGGAATTCTTTCAAAGCTTGGTTTATTAATCTAGTTATTGGAACTAAGGATAACATCATTCAGGGATGGGAAAACCTAAAACAAGGTACTATAGATACTTTCAACAATTTAGTAAATGGTGCTCAAGAGGCATGGGATAATTTAGTAAATGCTGTTAGTGATACGGTTGATAAGGTGAAGCGTTGGTTTAATAAAATTAAAGATATTAACCTTTGGGAAGCTGGTAAAGCAATCATGGACAGCTTATTTGATGGACTGAAAGAAAAATGGAAAAGAGTCCAAGATTTTGTTGGAGGTATTGGTGACTGGATTAGGGAACACAAAGGACCTATTCGATACGATAGAAAATTGTTAATCCCAGCTGGGCAAGCAATCATGAATGGACTAAACGCAGGTTTAACTAATGGCTTTGCCAGTGTCCAAAGCAATGTAGGAAACATGGCTAATATGATTGCAGATAGTTTTACTCGTACACCTAGTATTGATCTTTCAGAGAATTTAAAAAATGCAAATAGAAATTTCACAACACAAATAGAGCATAGTGTTAACTACGGCAAAAATAAACGTCCTGCAGTTTTCAATATTCGCATAGGAAATCAAGTGTTTGAAGCGTTTGTTGAGGATATTTCAAACATTCAAGGTAAAGAGGCGGATATTAATTTATTGTTCTAGAAAGTGAGGGAAATATGATGGAGTGGCATAATCCAATGTATGAATTCAGAGACACGATTAAAAACGACAGTCAGAAAACATGGATACCGACGTCTGCATTGAATTATGATGGGAAGTTTATCGAGAATTATATAGAAGGGTACCAGACTTTGTATGTGGAAGGTAGAGAAATGGTTTCTTTAGAGATTGAGAGTGAAGCGGTGAGCATAGGTGTTCGTATTAGTTCTCAAAGACTTCCAGAGAGGATTTTAACTATACATTTTAAATTAGAAGAAAAGAATCCTATTGAATTTCAACGAAGCTTTAATAAATTGATGAGGCTGCTTTACAGGGATAAAGATGTAGAAATTCACTTTAACGATGAGTTGGATATGTATTATTACGGAAGGTATCAGACCTGTGATAATATTCCAGGAAACGTTCATAGTGTAATATCTAGTTTCTCTATAATCTGTTCTGATCCCAGAAAATATACACGTATATTTGAAACAAACGGCATAGTCGCAGAATATCTTCCGTATGAAGTAGCTCCGATTTCAATTAGTTTAAAGGCTAATAATGATGGGAGCTTAAGAATTACAAATGGCCGTCAAAATATTAGTGTGACTAACTCAATGATAAAAAAAGGTGACTTTATCGAGATGGACATAGCTGAGGGAAAAGTTTTTGTAAATGGAGTGAATAAAACGAGAATTCTTGATCTTACTAGCTCCTTTAAAAACTTTATGGTTAGGACCGGTGATCTAGTTGAGTGTGATAACGGCACTCCCTTAATACGATATAGAGGAGTGTGGTTGTAATGGACAAAGATGTTTATTTTTTCGATGAAAGCCAAAAACTTATAAAAATAGTAGGGGAAGATAAACTTTTTTCTGTAGTTCAAGAAAAGGAAATCACACCAAGTAAAGATGAGTTAATTAATGATAAGTTAGCAGTTAGCATGGAGTTTGATGACGAAATTAAAGAATCAGCTTATATGGCGGTTCGTGAAAGTGAGTCGTCTTTTTCTATGTATAAAATTATCGGAATTGCTGATCCGGGTTCATTGTTGATATTTACTGGGATTAATTTTGGTCCTGATGAATTGGATGCTTATATCATTAATGATATTCGTCCGGCTAACGAGTTTTTTCAGAAAACCATCCAGAGAGTCATAGATTTTACATTAGGTGAGTGGCGAGTTGGTCATTTAGATTCAACACTGCCAGCAGTTTCTATGACTTTTTACTACTGTAGTATCCGCGAAGCCTTAAAAAATCTACAAACGTTAGGATGCGAGATTGTTTTTAGGTGCAATCTAAGTGGAGAAGGCATCACAGATAAATGGATAGAAGTTTACAAGCAGATTGGCGAATACAGTAATGAGCGATATGAGTACGGTGATAAAGCCTTGACAATTGAAAAAGAAGTGAATCGAAGTAACATCTATACTTCTCTAATCGGCCGCGGTCGTGGTGAAGAGGTTGGAGATGGTTATGGTCGTCGAATTGAGTTTGATCAAGTATACTGGTCCAAATCAAAAGGGGATCCGTTAAACAAGCCTACTGGCCAGATATATTTGGAAATCCCTGAGATGACTGAAAAATATGGTATTCCTACTAAAAACGGAAAACGTCGTAAGCGTGAGAAGGTAATTATATTCGAAGACTGCGAAGATCCTGTTGAACTAATTCAGCTTACCTATCAAGAATTGGTTAACTGTTCACGTCCGCTAGTTCAATTTAAAGCAACTATTTTCGGAGCAGATAGTTTAGGTAATATTATACGTATTCATCGTGATGACCGCGGCTATCATTACGAGACTAGAATTTTCAGTGTGAAGATTGATCGATTAACAGGAAAAGTCGAAACTGGCTTAGGTGATAATTTAAATACTTCATCAACACGTCAAGCTTCAAATACTCAAACTGCCATACAGACTCTTGATGAGAAGAAGATGACCTTTTATGAGTCCACCGAAGTTTCTAAATGGCAGTCGGATATCATTCGCGGAGCAAAGGGTGGATCAATTATCATGATGAATCCTTGGGATACTGGTAAAGGCGAAAGTCGTCAACCATATCAGATGGTTTGGATGAATGGGGATAGTATTGATACTTCTAACCATTTTCTTGTAGCTAATTCGGAAGGGATTGGTTTTATTGATGGGAAATTCAATGAGTCAAATTTCAAAACGGCATGGACGATTGATGGAAACTTCAATGCCAATTATATCCAATCTGGACGTATTAGAGCAGATATTTTTGAAACTTCATTTAACGCTGTGGGTGATCAGCTCAAGCTAGTAAAAGGAGCTTTGCAAATTGTGAACAGCAACAAAAAAATCATGGAGCTAACCAAAAAAGGGATGGAGTTCTGGAACACCAAAGAATCCATTGGCACAATTGGTACTACTGATTCTGCAGGTAATCCTTTTCCTGGCGCATCCACTCCTACACCGTTAGAAGATAATTCGTTAGTCATTCGAACAAACGGCGATGGAAAATATATTCTCATTTCACCAAAAGAAGGAAAAGGTTGGGTAATCCTTGGGAATGGAACTTCTATATTATTTGGAAGTTTAAATCTACAGGAAAAGCTAAATGCCTTTGGTGATGCGGAATTTATGAAAAACGTTAATATTCGCGGAAAACTAACAATTAACGGACAAGAAGTATTCCCTGGACAAGGCGGAAGTGGAAATAATGATGGCGGTAGTTGGAATGGCATGTATCCACCAGAGGTTACCAGTCAAGCAGACAAATTTGCTTGGGAATTATGGGTCATGCTTCTTTCTAGAGGGTATTCCAAAGCATCCATTGCTGGAATCCTTGGAAATGTTCAAGGAGAAGCCAGTGCTGCAATGAATCCAGATGTTGCACAAGTCGGCGGTTCAGCTTATGGAATCGTTCAATGGGATGGTTCAGCATATCCTTTGGTTCTTCCAGCAACATGGGATGGCAGGACTTATGTCCAGAACCTGATGAGAGCTGCAGGAATTACAGAAGATTATCGAACCATGTCAGCTCAAGGAAAGTTATTAGATTGGACGATGTATAACGGTCAATGGTTAGGAATTGTTCAACCGACAAGTGTTTCTGGATTTAAAGCAATGACGGATCCAGCAGCTGCTGCTTATACATTTGAACGAAATTATGAAAGACCAGCCACGACTCATCCAGAACGACAAGGATGGGCAGTTAATTGGTATAACAAATTTAGAGATCTTCAAGTCCCATCTGCTGGCAGTATTCTCAGTACAGCCAAAAGCTTGATGGGTTATTTCCATTATTCTCAACCATTGCGTTGGAATTTTGGCAGTGTCGAGAACCCTGATCGTAATGGATATGCTGACTGTTCTTCTTTTGTTTGGCTAGCTTTGACAAAAGCGGGATATAAAACCGCAACACGTGGGACTCTATGGTACACGGGTTCAATGGCTGCAGATGCAAGAGGAGCACGTCAGTATCTTACTGAAATATCCCCAAATGAAGCGAAAGCCGGAGATATCATCATTGTTAATTTAGGTGCAGGCGTTGGTAATGATGGCCATACCGCTATTTTAGCAGAGGATTGGAAGGGATATAGCACGTCTATTGTTGAAATGGGCGGTATGAATTCCAATGGTGTTGGTATCGGTCGCGTAGACTGGTCTTTCGGTTATTTGTTAAACGGTGGCGATGTTTGTTTCGCCAGAGCGAAGAAATAGAGGTGATTTTGTGATCGAAGAAAAAGGATTAAATCATTTGAAAAGTTTGTTGAATCAACCTATCGGAAATCATCAATGTTATGCATTATCTGCGGAATATTCCGGTGTGATGATTGGTCCTGACATGGGAGCTGGCACTAAATATGAGATTAAAGTACGTCATGGCAATGTATTTTCCGCTGCAGAAATTGGACGAGCCTATCCATGGTCATTGTATTTATGGACGGTTATCGCTCATCCTGAGTATGACCAGCTAGTTGTTGGTTCAATTATCAATTGGGAAAGAAACGCAAAAATCAGTGATACATTTGAAAGCCATGAATATTACGGCCACACAGGTGTAATCAAAGGTCTAGAAAATGGGCGTATTCAAACCTATGAACAAAATGCAGAATCAGGTGGAATTGTGGCGGAATATGATCGTGAATTCTTCGGATCTGGTCAGATAGCCTCTATTTGTATCCCACCTGATTTTGAGAAAGGAGTGGTAATTAATGGCAAAGTGGAACGTAGTACTCAGCACAACTGAACCTTATAATTATGTCGGTATGATCCAGGTACGACAAGGCAATAAGAATTCAGAAACTATGGAAGCAACTATTACTGAAAATGGAATGCCATATGATTTAACTAGTTGTAAAGTCTATTTTGAATCAGTTGTCGGAGACAAATATCCAGTTCAATTAGGTACTAAAGTTATCGATGCAAAAAAAGGAAAAATTCAGTACACATTTGATCAGTATTCGATGCAATGCCTACATCGCCAAATAGCAGATTTCATCATTTATAAAGAGGATGAGTTAATTGCTACGACGCAAGACTTCTCCTATTTTGTTATTAAAGCCGTCTCAAAAACAGAGGGCGAAATGGGATCGTATTGGCAGACAGTCGAAGATTTAATTGCGGATATGACAGCTTTTATCAATGAAAACAAAGGCGACTTCACAGATTGGATGAATGCACGTAAAAAGGAATTTGAACAATGGCGTCAAGACCAACAAAATACATTTGAAGCATGGAGAGACGGACAAGAAACCGATTATTTGAACTGGTTTGAATCAATCAAAGATATTTTGAAGTCTATCGATCCAGGTGGAGTAATGTTAGCCGAATTAATGGATGCGCGTGTAGATCTTCAAGGTGTACGCCATGAGTCGATTTCTGAACGTTTCCTAGCCGATCTAAACTATTTGTATCAAAAAATGAAAGCAGCACTTTTCACGATTGAATACGGTGAAATTGAAGTGACTGACATTTTACAGGATGATCTTTTTTCAGATAATCACGAAGTCGAAAAGATCGGAACAGTAGAATTTCCAATTGAAGAAGGAGCTTTGATTATTGCAACCGTAGATGATCCAAAACAGAATGTTTTCACTCTTGAGAAAGTAGGGGGGATCTAATGGCTAAAACAAAACGCATGATGGAAACGGATGAAAAAACGGGCGTACAACGACAGTTTTTCCCAATCACTCATGTTTCTGCAGTTCTTGGGTTAGAGGAATTTATGGCTGGTGATGCAAAAGTTCTATCTGTCAATGGGAAAATTGGCGCTGTTGTTATTACTAAAGAAGATCTAGGATTAGGAAATGCTATCACAGAATTGCCCTATGCAAGTGAAGAGAATGACGGAATTATCACTGCAGAAATGTATCAAAAAATTTTAAACAGTGGAGAAGGTGACTATGTGTTGCCAATTGCCACTGTCGACCGTTTGGGTGGCATAAAAATTGGTGAATTATTGACGATTGATGAGACAGGAAAAGTCTCTGCAGTCAGACAATCTGATGTTAATTTCTCACTAGAGTTAAAAGAAAAGCTCGATTCACTGAAAAATTACACTGCAGGAGAAAATATCACTATTGATGAAGATGGAAAAATAAATGCAGATGTGACTGGTTTTTACGTTTTACCCACTGCCTCCGAATTTGTAAAAGGTGGTATTCGCGTTGGCGAAGGATTAACGATGACTGATGATGTTTTGTCTGCTGATAAGCAATTCAACTATACTGCCGGAGCTAATATCAGTATTTCAAATACAGGAGTAATCTCTGCAACTGGTGGTGGAGAAGGTGGCGGTGTCACTCAAGAATATGTTGACCAAAAAATGAGTGAAGCTTACCAAAATGCACAAGCTTATACAGATTCAAAAATACCAAGTGTGTCGTTTGAAAAAGTAGGGGAGGTATAGAGAAATGACAGATATTGTAAAAGTAAAACAGAATGATGTTCAGGTTTACCCCCAAACTCATTGGGATGCTGTTGAGGGGAAGCCGGAAACTATTAAGGGAGATAAAGGAGATCCTGGACAGGCTGCCACAATTACTGTAGGGACAGTAACGAGTGGTACAACAGCTAGTGTCACAAATGCTGGTACTGCAAGTGCAGCGAAGTTTAATTTTGTATTGCCTAAAGGGGATAAAGGAGACAAGGGAGATCCTGGAACAAATGCAACAACGACAGCTGTGGCTACAACTACAGCTAATGGTTTGATGTCCAAGGAAGATAAAGCTAAACTCGATGGATTAGCAAATATTACATTTGAGAAAGTGGGGACCGTATAATGCCAGATATTGTTCAATTAAAAGAAGACGGAGTTGCTAAGTATCTCAAGACACATGCAGATGCCATAGACGGTGTAGATGGAAAATTAGTTAAAGCTACGGGGAATGAAACTATTTTGGGTACTAAAAACTTTCAAGATGGTATTCAAATTGCAGGTCAATCTGTAGCAATTGCTGCCGCAACGACATACGAAAGGATCATTGATTATTGGGATGGAACTGGTGTGTATCTAAGCGAAAACCAATCCGTTACTATACCTAACATCGAAATAGTAGACGAAATTGTATTCACGTTGTCTCGTTATAATGCTAATTATAGCGGAATAATCTATTCATTTCCTGTTACACCCAATATTACAAAATTGAAGTATGACATGATGGGAGTAGCGTGGGAAGGTTCCGCTTCTGGCAACTCGACTATTGGTGTAAAACGTATTTCCTTATCAAAATCAGGAACATCTTTGATTATTACAGGGGATCCAATCAATACAATGAATGATGCAAATAAAAAATTTGTTTTTCGTGAAATTGGCGTAAGACGTCGCAAATAATAAAAAGGAGGATTATAAAATGAAATTAATTTATAAGGTACTTTATCCATTAGGATATGAAGAACACGAAGTAGAAGAGGAGTTTCCAACAACTTTACCATTTGTTGAGATTAAACCTTTAGAAAGTTTGAGCGATTCTCAATCCCAGTTTTTCAATTTTACTGAAAATAAATGGGAAGAAGCAGTTACACAAGATTATTCTAAAAAATTGGAACTACTAGAAAATTTATCTACAGGTTTACAAGTAGATAATGAAGCTTTAAAAAAAGCAAATGAAGAGCTTGCTTCAAAAGCGGAATCACTAGCACAAATCAATTCTAAAACCATGCTGACATCCCTTCAAAACACAAAAGACATTGCTACTATCAAAGAACAACTTGAAGGGGGAGAATAATATGTATTCTTATGATGATATCAAGATGATGTATGATTGGAATTGCTTTACTGCTGACCAAGTGAAACAATTTATTCCTTTATGCATCACGCAAGAAGAAGCTGACAAAATTATTGATAAAGAGAGTTAGCGCGTACTCAAACGAGTGCGCTTTTTTATGGCTAAAAATAGAAAGTGAAGGGTGGAAACATGGTGATCATTGATAATTTAGTTTTGTTATCAGAGTTTAAAAATCTAGTAAGCAACGTTTATATTCAAATTTTTGTTTGGATTGTCATTGCGGATATAATTACAGGAGTTTGTAAGGGACTTGCTGGAAAAGAAACAAATAGTACTAAAGGACTGATGGGGGTAGTAAAGCATTTGCTGGTCGTGGCGCTTGTGCTGATTGCGTATCCCTATCTTAAAATCATGAACTTTGAAGGAGTCGCAACAGCTTTTGTGCTTTCATACATTGCTGTTTATGGAATCTCGGTGATCGAGAATTTAGGTCAATTAGGGATCCCAATTCCAGATTTTGTGAAAGATCGATTCAGCAAATTAAAAGATTCATCTGAAGAACAAGGAAAAGACAAAAATAATACTTTAGGAGGAAAAAAATAATGGTCAATATTATCAATAATTCAGTATGTCGTGGTGTAGCAGGTAGACGTGTAGGAGACGTGAAGGGTGTAGTCATCCATAATACTTGGACAAACACGACTGCAGAACAAGAAATGAATCGTTTAGCAGGAATGACAGATAAACAGTTAGAAGCAGGATTTGCTCATTATTACTGTGATGAAAACACGATTATTCGCACAGAAGATACTTATAATCGTGCTTGGCATGTCGCTAATTCTGATGGTAATAATAGCTATATCGGATATGAAGTGCGTGGAAATCGTGAAACACCAAAAGCAGTTTTCCTACAAGCAGAACAAAATGCTTTCTGGCAAGCAGCAGAAGATCTTCGTTTTTACGGATTGCCAGTCAACCGAGATACAGTCAAATGCCATCATCAATTTTCAGCAACTGAATGCCCTAAGCGTTCACTGATGGAACATTGTGGCTATGATTCTACGTTAGCAGTTCCTGCAGCCATCACTGTTCAAATGCAAGATTACTTTATTTCACAAATCAAGAAATACCATGATAATTCCGCATTGAAACCTGATGGCAGTACAGAAGATCAAAATCATGACGATAAAGTATCAGCAAGCACGCCAACGCATCAGGGAAATGCTTATGGCAAACTAGATATTTTCAAAAAGGTAACAGATAAAACAGTTCGTGTAGCTGGTTGGTTGGTTCCTGATAAACCACAAGGTGCAATTGGAACTTATGCTTACGTACTTGTGATGGAACATGGGACACCTAAAGAATTAACACGTATCCAATCTCAAGGGATTGCTCGGCCAGATGTCAAAAAGGCATACGGCTATCAAGGTGGCGATGCGCTAGGTTTTGATGTTACTTTTGATTCTAGTTGGATGAAAGGGAAGAAGATTGATATCATTTTGCGCCGATGCAATCAGTCAAACGGTGAAGGCGCAGTAAATGACGTGCGGATTTCTGATATCTATTTGACGCTATAATTAGCCCCTCACATGAGGGGATACATACAAGTATTTAAAAAATAACTTAAAAGTTATCTTTAAGTAACGCTTAAAGCTATGTTATACTCTATTGGGAAATATAATAAGGAGTATAAAAATGAACAAACATAATAGAAAAATAATGTACAATAAAGAACTGATCGTGATGCTATTAGGGATTTGGGTTGTCTTTTTGCTCTTTAATATGTATATGCCGACTATTAGAGCAGATGATTTAGCTTACGCAAGTAGATTAGATAAACTTGGCTATTTGGGTGCTTCGATAGAACATTACAAAACATGGAGTTCAAGAATTATTGTGGAACTATTCTTAATGTTTTTTTCTAAACACTTTATGCTATGGAAAATATTAAATTCTACGATTATGTTAGGGACTGTAGTATTACTCTGCAAATATGTTTTTGAGAAAACAAATGTTAAAAATTTGTTATTAGTTTGTTCTATATACTGTTTAATACCATTAACAGTAATGGGGGAAACGGGTTGGAGAGCAACTACATTAAACTATCAGTGGCCAGTAGCGTTTAGTTTACTAGCCTTTTATCCGTTTTTCCAACTTTTAAGAGGGGGAGAAATAACTAGAAAAATATATTGGGTAAGTATTCCTCTGTTGATATTTTCAACTAATCAAGAACAAGTCAACTCCTGTTTTTTTGTTCTAACAAGCATAGTTAGTCTGTATTTGATTGCTAATAGGCGATACAATTATAAGTTATCAGTATTTTCACTAATAAGTTTAGCAGAATTGATTTTCTCTTTGACAACTCCAGGGAATGCATTACGTGCTACGCATGAAATTAATAAATGGTTTCCTGAATATAAAGATTTCAACTTTCTTAATAAGCTAGACTTAGGTATTTCATCATTTGGAAAGCCATTTTTTTTAGACACGAATATTTTATTTTTATTGCTATTTTTCCTAGTATTCCTTTTAACATATAGGAAATGTCAAAACTACTATGTACGTATATTGACTGCATTGCCGTTTTTCTTAAATTTGATTATTTATTTTGGCAATACAATGGGACAAAGTTTTACTTATGTTCATGGAAATAAAAGAGCAATGATTTGGAGTAGTAGTAACCTGAATAATCTCTTTACAGAGGGAGGAACGAAACTGTCACTTTTTTATCCTGGTACCTGGATAGCCACCTTAGCAGTTTTGGGGTTGTTACTATGTTTAGTTGTTGGAATTTATTTAAGTTTTGACAATAAAAGAACTGCTACTTTCTTAGTTATTTTGATGATAATGGGATTTTGCTCAAGATTAATTATGGGATTTTCTCCCACGGTCTGGGCTTCAGGAATGCGAACGTACTATATACTTTACGTTGTTATTACCATCTTAGTACTAATGGGAGTTAAAGAGCTAATGAAAAGTATGAGTGTACAAAAAAAAGAATTGTTGCAATTTGGGTTAACCATGCTAGGTATTTGTACCTTGATATTAACGGTTATGAACAGATAGCATACAAAAAATCCCTCACTACAATATTAGGTGAGGGATTTTTCTCTTTCTTCAATTAGCTTCTTTAATTCTTCCAAATCCTCAAGAGTAGCCTTGTTTCTAATAAAACCACGAGCAGTGCTGCGATGAGCTAAATAGGTTCGCTTTATATATTGACAACTTTTTTTGTTCTGCTATTAACTCTTTTAAATGTTAACCCTACTTCTTTGTATTAAACCGTATATTGAATATTTATCCTTGTGTTAGCATTACATCCATGTTATAGTAAATAAGTAATCTAATTTGAAACGTAATCTGAGCGATATATTCACACTATAAAAACTCCTTTTACAAAGTAATATTAATTGCAACAAAACACGTATTATATACGTATTAGGAGGAAATATATATGAATAACGGTACAGTAAAATGGTTTAACTCAGACAAAGGTTTTGGATTTATCACTGGAGAAGATGGAAATGACGTATTTGCACATTTCTCAGCGATCCAGGGAGAAGGCTTCAAGTCTTTAGATGAAGGCCAAGCAGTTACTTATGATATTGAAGAAGGTCAACGTGGCCCTCAAGCAGTAAATATTGTAAAATAA